AAGCTGAATTAATAGTAAAAAGAATGAATGTATTTTTAGAAAATAACGGATACAAAATAAGATTAACACAACCGAGATTAAGAAAATTAGTTAACTATATTCGTTCAAATGGTTTATTGCCGTTAATAGCTACTTCTAACGGGTATTTCACCAGCGATTGTAAACTTACTATCCAACAACAAATTATCTCATTACAGGAACGAGCAAATTCAATTGAGAATGCGGTGCAAGGATTAAAGAAATTTTTATGAAAGTAACAGATAAAATAACAATAACGAACGAAGATAATATGTTATTGATGGCACGCTATCCTGATAATTATTTCGATTTGGCTATTGTTGACCCCCCTTATGGGATAAATGCAGATGAAAACGCTTATAAAAACGGTGTTAATTGTAAAGCAAATGGTTTTAAAGAACATAAAAAAGGAAGCTGGGATAATGCAATACCAAACGAAAAATATTTTAATGAATTATTTCGTGTTTCTAAAAATCAAATTATTTGGGGAGGTAATTATTTTACTGAATTTTTAAAACCCGTAATGAGTTGGATAATATGGGATAAAATGCAGTATAATTTTTCATTTTCTCATGGTGAAATGGCTTGGAATAGTTTTGATACTAAATTATTAATTTATAAATATGCAAGAGGAAATGAAAGCGGATTTGCGCCAAAAATACCTCAAGGAATGAAACAAGGATTAAACATACACCCAACACAAAAACCAATAGCTTTATATAAATATTGCTTAGAAACTTTTGCAAAGCAAGGAGATAAAATACTTGACACTCATTTAGGCAGCGGCAGTATTGCAATAGCGTGCCATGACTACGACTTTGAGTTAACGGCTTGCGAATTAGATACTGAATACTATAAAAAGGCGGTACAAAGAATTAAAAACCACACTTCGCAACAAAGATTATTTTAAAATATTTTTTTTAATTATAGTTATATTAGATTTTATTATTATATTTGCAAAACACAAAACAAAATAACATGAAAGTTTTAACTAAAATTCAGGCGGAATTAAAATGCCCTAAAGGAAGCTTCAACAAATTTGGCGGCTTCAAATATCGAAGTGCGGAACAAATATTAGAATCTGCAAAACCTATCTTATACAAATACGAAAGTGTATTAATACTCACTGACGAAGTAGTAGAGGTTGGTAGTAGGTTATTTTTAAAAGCAACTGCAACTTTGATTAACACGGATGGAGAAATTAAAGTAAACGCCTATGCTGAATTAAGCGAACACAAAGGAATGTCAAGCGAACAAACAACTGGCACGGCTTCGAGCTATGCACGTAAATACGCTTTAAATGGTTTATTCTTAATTGATGAAACGGAAAACGATCCTGATTCAAAAGACAATAGAAAAGCGGAAACGTTAGACAACAAAAGATTTTTAGAGGCACTAAAAGCAATTCAAGAAAATAAATTTACTGCTGAAGAACTACGCGCTAAATTTGATTTAACTAAAGAACAACTTGCAGCGCTATGAAAATACGATGTTCACAAATAGGAAAAATTATGAGTAGCCCCCGAACCAAGGGGGAAACTCTTTCTCAAACTACTAAAACGTATTTACTTGAGTTGGCTGTAGAAGAAAAATACAATATTCACAAAGAATTTTGGAGTAGATACACCGACAAAGGAAACGAAGTAGAACCCGAATCAATAAAGTTAGTTAACAATGTTTTAGACGTAGGATTTATTTATAAGAATGAAGAACGAATAACAAATGAATGGGTAACGGGAAAGCCAGACGTAAACACGGACGTATTAATAGATGTTAAAAGTAGCTGGGATGCGTTTACGTTTTTTGAAAAGGTAATTGAAGAAGAAGTAAAAAACAAAGATTACTATTTTCAATTACAGGGCTATATGTGGCTAACTGATAAACAAGAAGCGTTATTGTGTTACTGTTTAATAGATACACCTTTACAAATCGTTCGTGACGAAATAAGAAGGGAACACTGGCGAAGAAACGAAATAGACGAAAACGACGAAATAATAGACTTTGTAGAAGCCAAACATACTTTCATGCATATACCTAAGGAAAAGCGCGTTAAAACGCACGTAATTAAGCGAGATGAGAAGGTAATAGAAGCTATCAAAACACGAATAGAAGAATGTAGAGAATATTATAACAACTTAATTCAAGTGATATGAATCCTGAAGTTAACCAAGAAATACAAGAATTAAAAAAAGAACTTAAAGAATTAAAGCAATTAGTAAAAGCACTAACAAGCGTAACCGACGAAGGCGGTACTGTAAATGCGGATTCTTTAGTAATTAAAATGTTAAAATTAAAAGTAAAATAAAAATGGAAAAAAGAGACAACAGCGGAGCGTTATTTACAAACGACAAAAAGACGAAAGAAACACACCCCGATCTAAATGGTAAAGTAACAATTTTAGGGCGTGAATTTTATATGAGTGCATGGAAAAAACAAACAGGTCAAGGCAAAGGATATTTAAGTTTATCTGTTAAACCAGTTGACGAGCAAAACACGAATACTAAAAGCAACGATATTTCAGACTTTTTAAACAACTTTTAAGCTATGAAAGAGGAAAAGATAGTAGCGAATATAAATAATGTAACACGCACGTTAATATGGCGGTATATTCAAAGCAAAGGAATAACACTAAACAAGTTTTGTTTAGAAGCTAAATTGCATCAGTCAAACATTCACACTTTTTTAAAAGGCAAAACAATAAACACGGCTACAATTGAACGAATAGGAAAGTTTTTAGACTCAAACAAATGAATTATTTAATTAGAATTTATAACAAGTATTGTTGGAGCTATAAAACGCCACAATCGATATTAGATAAAATAAAAAATTAGGCTCTGGTAAACCTAAAACTTGCAGTGGTTAATGGATTGTGTAACACGGTCGCCCACACTTTGCAAGTATTTCAAGTGCGGAACGTAAAAAATTCCGCATTTTTTTTTATTCAAAGTATTGTTTATTTAATTTTTTATATTAATTTTGAAGAAATAATTAAATAAAGAGCTATGAAAACACGAAACACAACAGTAAAAAACATTGAAGTTAACAACGGAGTAGGGTATTTTGATATTGACTGCGGCAAAGGAAAAGAAATGCAGTTTCAATTTACGCCTGAATGGATATTAAAAGACGGTGAATTAGACGGTGTAACAGTTAAATTAAGTAAATACGACTTGTATGCTGAGGATGGAGCGTTAATAAGTTCTAAGCACTTAAACAAAAGAAACACGAAATTAATTTGTGAATATATTGAAAGCGTTTTAGACAATGATCCGTATTCTTTTGAGTTTGACGAGTACGAATTAATGCAAGAAGAGTTTGATTTTAACCAAGAAATGATATTCGAAGAAAGACGTTTGTCGAATATTTAAAAAAATAGTATAACTTTGTAGGGTGAGACACGCCTTACTTTTACCTTTTTTGATAACCCTATTTATTTTAGATAGGGTTTTTCTTGTTTGTGCCTTTTGGGTAACAAGTGAAAAGTTTCAAACGTGGGTATATAAAGACGAATTAATATTAGAATCTATACACCGTGTTTTAATATTTTTATCCAGCTTATCAGTAATACAATTATTTAGTTCACTTTGGTAAATGAAAAGTTTTTAATAGAACTAAGCAAACACCACAACGACTGGATTAAGATTGTTGGCACTTTTGGCGAGGAATTTTACGCACAGGATATAGTACAAGAAATGTATTTAAAGATGGCTGTAATAAATAACGTTGAACGGTTCTATTTAAACGGTAAGCTAAATAAAAACTTTGTTTGGACTGTATTACGAAATATGACATTTGATTACAAAAAGAGCAAAACACGAATAACAAAAGTAAGCATAACAGAAGCATATCAAATCAAAGACGAATACTTACCTGAAATACTTGAAGCAAAGAAACGTTTAGAAATAAAAATAAACCACGAGGTTAAACAATGGCACTGGTACGATCAACTATTATTTGATCTTTACCGAACTTCAGGAATGAGTACACGACAAATAGAAGGTGTTACGGGTATAAGTTTTAAAAGCGTATGGAAAACAATTAAGACTTGCAAAGAACGATTGAAAGAAAATGTACGGGAAGATTACGAAGATTTTAAGAACCAAGATTACGAATTAATAAAATAAATTATGGCACGAAAAAGACGTACAAAAGCTGAAATATTAGCAGCACAAAGTGAAGGATTAGGGGACACGGTAGAAAAAGTTTTAGAAGTTACTGGAGTAGCTAAATTAGCGAAATGGGTTTTAGGTGAAGACTGCGGTTGTGATGAACGAAAAGCAAAGTTAAATTCTTTGTTTCCTTATCGTAAACCTGAATGTTTACTAAAACACGAACACGAATTTTTATCTGAATGGTTTACTGAAAAGCGTTACAGCATGAAGCCTACCGAACAAAAAAGAATGTTAGAAATTTACAATAGAGTATTTAAAGTAAATATGCAGCCAACAAGCTGCGGTTCTTGTCTAAGGGATGTAATGAATAAACTTGAAATTTTATACAACAGTTATAAAGAAGAACAATAAAAACACGAACTAAAAATGGCAAAAGTAGGTAGACCAAGAAATTTAGATAGCCCTGAACAACTATACGAACTATTCCTAAGATACAAAGAAGACGTAAAAGCAAATCCAAGAATAAAAAGCGTATTCGGTGGTAAAGAGTTTGAAGAAAGAGCAGAGCCACTTGAAAGACCTTTAACAATGGAAGGCTTTGAGATATTTTGCTGGCACGAAGTAGGCGAAGTTGAACAGTATTTTAAGAACGTAGACAAAAGATACGAGGAATTTATACCTATCTGTTCGCATATACGCAAAGAAATACGTAGAGACCAAATAGAGGGCGGTATGGTAGGACAGTACAACCCGAGCATTACACAGCGTTTAAACAACTTGAAAGAACACGTAGAACAAACGAACGTAGAACAACCTTTATTTAAGTTACGTGATAATAACGACGGCAATAGATAAAATTGAAGCGTTACAAAAACGAATCAAAATAATTCAAGGCGGTACTTCAGCTGGTAAAACATATTCCGTTTTAGCGGTGTTAATTACAAAAGCCGCATCCTATGCACGAACTGAAATTAGTATTGTCGCTGAAAGCATCCCTCATTTGCGTAGAGGTGCGCTCAAAGACTTTCTTAAAATCATGAAAGAAAATAATAGGTACTTTGACGAACGCTTTAATAAGTCGCTTTTAAGGTACGAATTTTCAAACGGTAGTGTAATGGAATTCTTTAGTGCTGACGATTCAAGCAAATTAAGGGGTGCAAGGCGTGATATACTTTACATTAACGAATGTAACAACGTAACCTTTGAATCTTATAACGAACTCTCAATACGTACAAAGAAAGAAGTATATTTAGACTTTAATCCAGCAAATGAGTTTTGGGTACACAAAGAGCTGAAACACGAACCAGATAGCGACTTCTTAATTTTGACCTATAAGGACAACGAAGCCCTGGACAATAGTATTGTACAACAAATAGAAAAGAATCGTTTAAAAGCCGAAACAAGCGCATACTGGAGTAACTGGTGGCGTGTGTACGGCTTAGGCGAAATAGGAATGCTCGAAGGCGTTATATTTAGTAACTGGAAAACAATTGACACACTACCGAAAGACGCAAAGTTAATAGGTATTGGATTAGACTTTGGATATACGAATGATCCAACTGCAATTATTGAAGTTTACAATTACAACGGGCAAAGAATATTAAACGAATTGAAGTACCAAACAGGAATGTTAAACAGTGATATTGCAAAGGAACTACCAAAACACGTACCTGTATATGCTGATTCAAGCGAGCCTAAAAGTATTGAAGAAATAAAGCGCTACGGAATAACAATTAAAGGCGTTACAAAGGGCAAGGATTCAATTAACTACGGTATTGATGTTATGCAACGCCAAGAATATTTAGTTACTTCTAACAGCGTTAATTTGATTAAAGAGCTACGTGCCTACTGTTGGGACACGGATAAACAAGGAACGCGTTTAAACAAACCTATTGATACGAATAATCACGCTATTGACGCTTTACGATACCACGAAATGGAAACGTTAGGAATGAATTCTAACTACGGCAAGTATCATATTTGGTAAATAAATAATAGTTCGCACCCGTTCAAGTATGCAAATAGTGTGAAAATATCTTTTTGTTGACGTTAACAAAATGCTCAAACTACAAAAACACGAATAAAAAGTTAATTAATAAGATGAAAACAGAAATTGTAATACCTACTTCATTAAGTGAAATACCTCTAAAGAGTTATCAGGAATTTATGAAGGTAGTAGAGAAGTCAAACGACCAAGAATTTATTGGCCAAAAGACGGTTGAAATATTTTGTGGCCTACAAATGAAAGACGTAGTAAGGGTAAAATGGAACGACATAAGAGATTTAACAGTACACCTAAATAATATCTTCAAAGAGAAGCCAAAATTTCAAGCTACATTCAAAATAAAGGGTGTTGAGTTTGGGTTTATTCCTAATCTGGAGGATATGACCTTTGGAGAGTATATTGATTTAGAAAGTAATATATCCAGCGTAGAAACTTTTCACAAAGCGATGGCTGTAATGTACCGACCAATCACAAAGAAAGTAAAAGATAGGCACGAAATATTTGAATATACGGGTACAGATGAGTTCAGCGAGGTAATGAAGTACGCACCTTTAAATGTTGTCTTAGGTGCAACGGTTTTTTTTTCGACTTTAGGAAGCGACTTAGTACAACATACGCTTACCTCTTTGGAGACGGAGATAAAGAAGAATCCGAAGATAATGACTTTAGCGAAAGAACGCAATTTAATAAAAGATGGGGCTGGTACAATTCAATCTATGCGTTATCTCAGGGAGACGTTACAAAGTTTGATGAAGTTACCAAGCTGGGAGTTAGAAAATGTCTTACCTACCTCACTTACGAAAGACAAAAAAGAGAAATAGAAGATAGAGAATTAAAAAAAATACAACGACATGGCTAATTATTACACGGTATTAGATACGTTAAAAACCAACTTAGAAAATGATCCATTTGTAAACACGGTTACACAAGGTGATATCTTTGGAGTGGACTTAGCAAAGCAAACTATATTTCCTTTAGTTCATATCATAGTAAATAATGCTACGTTTGAAAGTAACATAATTCGTTTTAACGTAAGTTTAATGGCTATGGATATTGTCAACAAATCAAAAGACGAAGATACCGATATATTTAACGGAAACGATAATGAGGTATATGTATTAAATACTATGCTTTCAGTTTTAAATAGATTGTACGAAGAGTTAAGAAGGGGTGATTTATACACACTACCTTTTCAGGTGGATGGTAATCCAACCTTAGAAGCTTTTGCTGAAAGATTTGAAAACTATTTAGCTGGTTGGACAATGACTTTCGATATTTTAGTCCCTAACGAAATGACAATATGCGACAATGACACGTACTTAGTTTATACTCAAGTAATAGATTTTGTAACTACACCTATGAACTCAATTCAATATTTATGTGATGGTGATTTTGTAACGGCTTGTTATGGCACGAATCAAAATAATATAAGTGATTTTGTAGATATGTTAAATGCAAATCCACCTGTTCAGAATCAAGCGTGTTTTTTAAATTACGGAACTTACCACGATAATGGGGATGGGCGTGTACGTTTAGAAATGAACAGCGTACAATACGCTTCACTTTGCCCGAGCGGTGTAATTACTTTAAATGCAATTTACGATTAATGAGTGAAAGATTAAAAGCATTAGAGAAGTTCCGTGATTTGGTAGTAGCTGAGGCAAAAGCCAATTTAAAAAAGATGGGTAAAGATAGCAGCGGTAAATTATCCAGCTCGATTAAAGGCGAAGTAAAAGCAATGCCTAATTCAATTGGTATTTATTTTGAAATGGAGCCTTACGGTAATTTTCAGGACAAAGGAGTTAAAGGTGCAAATCCAACGGGGCTGCCTTCAAGTTCAAAAAACTACGGTAAACAAAACGCACCTAATTCGCCTTATAAATTTGGCAGCGGTTCGGGACCAAAAGGTGGATTAACACGAAGCTTAGATAGTTGGATGGTCCGCAAAGGAATAGCACCACGAAATGTATCAGGACAGTTTCAAAGTAGAAAAGGATTAAAGTTTATAATAGCACGAAGTATTTACATGACAGGAATCAAACCAAGTTTGTTTTTTACCAAGCCATTTGAGGCAGCCTACAAAACTTTGCCAGATACGTTAATAGATAAATACGGTTTAGATGCTGAACAGCTATTAGACGAAATATTAAGAGAAAATTTAAAGAATAGATAATGAGTATTTTTGCACGTTCACCTTATATAGTTGAAATATC